CTAGTTTTTTTATCTAACTTTTTTCTGGTACTATTTTTTCCTATCTTAATCAATTCTTGTCTAGGTTTATGACATAGAGTTATATTGAAACCTTTAAACTCTAAAACATCTTCAAATTCTACGTCAGTACTTGGTACAAGGAGTGATTCAATTGATATCATATCATTCATTATTTATTATTTCCTTTGTTATAGTAAGTCTGGATGTACTTTTTACATCCAGGCTTACTAATTAATTATTAAGCAGGAACAAGCCCTTTATATACTAATACTGCCTCATCTGTTCCTCCTATAGTAGAAGGAAGAGCATGGAAATTACAATCTATTGCTACTACATCATCAAAATTCTGTGTTGGAATTTCTAGATGTGTTGTTGCCATTGTAATTTCTAAATTAGGTGCTGATGCACCTCCAATTGCCAATACTGCATTAAAATCATTAGTTACAACTGTTGTACTTTCAATTAAATCTTCCCATAAATCAGCTGTAGCATCAGTAGCATCATCTAAGTATGCTGTAAAGTTTCCAGTAACTGTTCTAGTCCCAGTTACATGCCCAATAGGTTGATTTACTGCTCCTAATGTCTCTGGAGTTAAATATGTTATATTATTATTAAAATTAATACTTCCTCCAGTTAATACTGTTGTATAATCCCCTACTGTATATGGTGACACACCAGTCAATACAAGTGTGCTAATTCTATTTCTAATATAATTATTAGTAATAGTAGCTGTCCCACCTACTGCTATAATACCTTCATAAATATGATCAGCAGAAAATGTAATATCAGCAATTTCTGTTATTAAGCTTCCAAATCCTGACCAAGTAATTGTAGCTATACCATCAATATCAAAATCTATTGTTGCTTCATTTACTACTGCACTTGAAATTTGGTATGTTTGTGTTGGAACTAAATTAGTTCCTGCAAGTGTAAATATAAGTGAACATGTACCTACTGTTGTTTTATTTGATTGATCAAATGCCACATCTAGATTAGTTGTATCTGATGTTAAAGCATCTTCAGATGATGCATTATTTGAAGCCATTAATTGCCATAAAATATCTTCTACAGCATGGTGATTTGCATTTGTAGCATCTGTTTGTCTAGCACCATTAGTTCCTGCTGTTTCTCCTGCTGCAGCTATATAAGGTCTAACATATGTTTGAAAACTCCATTCTGCTGGTGCAAAAGAGTCGTTAAACACTTGTTTAGCTCTTCTGCTTACTCCAGCAGCAGTTGCTGCTTCATTAAGTGTAATTTCAGAAGCATTTGTTGCTTGACTGAAACTAAAACCATTTAGCACTGGGATTTCAAAATATAAACTATTCCATAGCACATACACATGAGCATCTCTAGCAAAGAATAAGTTTCCCATTTATTTCTCCTAAACTCTCTTGATATTTAATATCTTATTCTGCAAATTATTTCACCAACTCCATTAGGAGCTAATAAACCTTCATCGGTTACTACACTAAGAATAGTTATTTCGTTAATATTACTTGTAGCTCCTGCATTGTCAGTATATGAAAATTGTATTATTACTTTCTAAAACAGTTTCTACATCTTCTAATAATTTCTCTAATTCTTCTAAAGAATTGTCTTCATCTCTTACATAAGCCATTATAGTTATGTCTAAGAATCTCCACTTAAACCCTCCTCCACCAGCATAATCCCTTGTTTCTGTTCCTGCTGATACATATAAAGAAGGAAAATCATCTACTGCATCCCAAAATACTCTTTTACCTATTACGTTATCTTGGACATTAGATACATAATTACCAGTACCATCAATAGCTTTTAAAGCTGTTACTAAGGCTGTTACTATGGCATTTCTTCTAGTTGTATAGTCTCTTACTGCCACTATAATCTCCTTGTATTAAATCTTGTTACTAATATTTCTGTAGCTATTTCTCTAATAGACTTATCTATTAGAGTTCTTGGGTCCCTCTCTGGTGTTGCCCAAGGAGGTCTTCCTCTTCCCATCTCAAATACTTGATAAGGAAATGTCTGATAAGTATAATTTATTACAGGTGTATTCTTAGCCGTTCTATCTATTGATAATATTCTAACACTTTCAGCAAATCTTCCAGTTCTCCATACTAATGCTGGTAATACCATGTTTCCTGGAACAGTACTATTTATTTTAGTATTTAATAATGTAATTAATCCAATATCATTATTACTACTTGTTTCATTTGTATCTAAAGTAACTAATCCTCTTGATTTTCCAACATTCTTCTTTCTTCGAGATCTTCCTTTTACTGTTGACTTTACTTCATTTGTTATACCATCTATTATTATATTTTCTATTTCAAAAGCTAAATGATCACCAANTGCCATTGCTATAGATTTCAAATTTTCNTTTATTGCTATTGTAGCTAATTCTTCTACATTAGCTTTCTTAAAATCTCCTGATACTTTAACTTTAGATTTAGGTATATTTATCTCAATGTTTAAAATTCTTTGTAATTCATTAAAATCTTGAGCTTTTACAGAGGGATCACCTTCTAGTCTTTTAAACCTTTCTCTTGTTCTTTTAATACCTAGCTTATTCATGTCTTTTAAAAGCATAGAAGCTAGTTTATCTATTGGAAGGCTCATGGTAAAACTTTATATAAATCTAATATCCTTTTAATATGTGGAGGCCAAGAATTTGTATCTTTAGCTGGAGAAGGATTTTCTCTAGTTGCTCCATCCAGTGTTTGTCTTGGTTTCCATTCTTGATTTAAATAATAATCAATTAAATGATAAACTCCTAATTTAAGATCTTCTGGAGTATCTGTATAACCACCTTTATATACCAACTCTACTGATTTAAATCCCATTGGATATGCTACCATAGAATTATCATCTATTCTCCATATAGCATCATTTGTACTATCTAAAGAATATTCATATTTACTACTAGCACCTTCTGTAAATATCTCTGTATAACTTGAACTTTGTGATGTTCTTTCTTTCAAAGAAGTTATAGAAACTATTGGAGTTTCTATTGGAAAAATTACTGATGTATCTGCTTCAAGAATATTAAAATATTCTGTAGTATCTGTACCGAAAAAATCTACAATTGATTTTCCACAATATGTCTTAACTAATTTACTTAGTGATACAATTAATATTTCAATCTTAGTATCATCAGTATCACTAGTCTTTTGTTTCCAAGACTTATATTCATCTAAAGTTACTAAGTCAGTCATATTGTTCCTTTACAAGGATGGTGGAGGCAAAAAGCCCCCACCATACTAATAATTATGCAGCTTTATTTTGATTTGCAACTACGTGGAAGTTTGGGGATGATCCAGCCACAATTTCATCGAAGCCTAGTCTTTGTGACATAACTAGTACACGTCTTTGATTTGCAACTTCTTCGTCACTTTGCACTCTAAAGCCTCTCAGTCTAGGAATTACAAATGCTCTTGTATTTACAGCTACAGCATCAAACTTACTAGCCGCTTTTGTTGCGAACTCAGATCCAATTAATACTCTACTTCCATAAACCATACCAATTTGACCTTTAACCTTAGTTGCTAGATCTCCTACTAAGTTCATATCTTCAAACTCAGCATCTTGCAGTAAATTGTAATATACATCGAGAGATACAACATAAATTACATCTTCTGGGTCAACACCATATTTACCCATATTTACACGAAGTTGAAGTAAATTAGCTGCTGTTGTAGTATCAGCTGCAGCATAGCTTCCTGCTGCTTGTACTTGGGCGTTTCCACCATCATCATCAGCAATCTTAACTAGACCATTAGGAGATGCTCCACCTGTTCCATATGCACCGTCTGTATGATTACCAACCAGAATCATATTTTCCACACCTCTTGCATGAGAACGAATCATAGATTCTCTCAGTAGTGGAAGTACAGGCATAATTGCATCTTCTTCGGTTTCGTCACCAAGATATGATTGTGAAATCAGTTTCTTAGTTGTTAGTGTCTTTTCTGTTAAATCAACACCACCAAACGGAGAACCATAAGTATCACCTCTTTCCGCTAAGTTACCATGTGGACTAGATCCACTAGCTGTTTGTGCAGATTGAAATTCTGCATAGCCAGCATCTGGCAAGATAGGTAAGAACATTGTAGCAGCATTCATTCTAATTTCTCTAAATAAAGGTGCTAACACAAGTTGTAACTGAATGTCTCTCTCAACATTAGTCATAACTTGTTGTTCAAAATCAGCACTAGGTACTTGAACACCAGACATAGTATTAACCTTTTCGATTACTTCTTTACCATATTTAGTGTCAGTCCACTCCTTCTCTGCGCAAATACCAAGTAACCAAGCTTCATCTACATCTTGACCAAATTCCTTAGTCCAATCAGATCCACCAGAAGTTCCAAAATGACGCTTAGAATTTCTCATCTTCACAATCTCTTCAGATTTTTCTGTAATCTCTGTTTGTAATTCTTTAATTGTTTTTTCTAAAGCTTCATTGCTTTCCAGCATTTTAGCCTCTAGATCTTCATATAACTTTTGTGCTCCAGAGACAGCAGCTGTAATTACATCTTTATCTCTTTCTGAAGCAGCAGCAGCTTCTTTTTCAGCCTTTTCCTTAGCAGCTTTTTCAGCATTTTCTTTTGCCTTCTCTTCAGCTCTATCCTTTGCAACAGCCTCCGCCACAGCGTCAGCAGTATCTTTTGCTTCTTGCTCTGCATATACTCAATTAATTCGTGATATTCGTAACAACTCAACAATCTTAACGCTTTTAGCTTTATAAGGTCACCATCTACCAGCTTTAAATCGTTTCTTCTGTCTTTCGTTTGCTGCTTGACGGCTTTACGTCTGAGATTAATTTCTGTTGTTTGTCTTTTGCCGCCTGGAGTTGAGAGGTATAATTCTCGAAATCGCTGCTGGATAAAGTTAATAAGCTCTCCACACCG